TAACGTCAAATCAATTACTCAAATGGGTTACAATGTTTTTGAGGTAGGAAAGAACAATACTTTAACAGCGTTAGACGGTTCAATGACTTGTCAGATAGTACAATTCAATGACGCTTCATTTACTTGCGTCTTTCATTTGCTAGGACAGTTGAAGAAAATACAATTTAATTATATAGATTTTAAACTAATATAATGGAAGCTAGAGAAATAAGGATAGGGAATTACATTTATTGTAATGAAAAATTAGTATCCGTTTGTGGATTAAAATTAGAGCCATATAACCATATCACGGTTAAATTAAGTACTAATAGTTACTCAAAATATTTTAACACCGATAATTTAAAACCAATACCACTTACAGAAGAATGGTTATTTAAGTTTGGTTTTGAGTTTAAGGATTTAGACACAAAAAAATACCCAACATTGACGTACGGGTTTTATTATGGCCATGAAGATACTGGATTCAATCTACATTTATACGAGGATTCAGAAGAAATAATGGAAGCGCTTAATATTGAAGGTTGGTCAGACGGGTTTTATTTTGTGTACGATAATTGGAGTGTTTGGAGAAGGATTAATTATGTTCACCAACTTCAAAACCTATACTTTGCCTTATACGGAGAAGAGCTAGAATTAAAAAACAATGACTAAATACAAAACTATGATAACAGCACAAGACTGGAAGTTAAAACTTCTACAAGCTAAAAGCGGTATGCCTATAAGGTTCGCTTACATTTCAGAGATTAGAGAAATGTACCCAGATTTAAACCCTAAACAAGTAGCACACCTTCACGCTATTTGGAATGGTCGAGTAATTCAACAGAAAGAAAACAAAGACCCTTTTTGGGGAGTTAAATTACTAATAGACATTTGTTACCACGTTAAAAATAACATTCAAAAATAGAGATATGAGCAAAGCAGAGAAAACACATTACAGAAAAGTATTCAAGTCTGATCATTTAAGTAGTGCAGATTTAGAGGACTTGCAAGAACAAGGAGTAAAGTTAATTTTTACAATTAGAGAAGTTACTCAGCACGTAATTGACCCAGCAATAAAAGGTTCTGGAGTTCGTGTAGCTGGTAAGAACATAAGCGCAAATATTGCACACTTTATAGAGGATATTAAACCGCTTGTTCTGAACGCCACTAATTCTAAACAGTTAGCAAATATTGTAGGCTCAAATTTTGTCCAGGATTGGCAAAATGTAAAGGTTGAATTGTTTGTAGATCAATCAGTAAAATTTAAAGGTGCTTCGGTTCAAGGGATTAGAATTAGAAGCGGATTCACAATAACGTTAGAAGTTATTGAAAATTTATACAAACAGAAAAAAGAAAAGGTTGCAGAAAGTCAAAGAGAAGGACTAGAAAGGGTTATTCTAGAAGAAGAAAAACTGAGCTATAAAAAAGTGTACAACTATTTAATTAAACTATAATGAGCGGACTAGATAAAAAACTAAGAAACGGGTATTTCACGAGCAGCCAAATGTCAAGGCTCTGTGCTTCATTAAAAAGCGGACTTCCTAGTTCTGCTTTTTATACCTACGTTGAAGAAACGTATTATTCTATAATGTTAGGAAGGTCTTTAAGTGTAGAAATTAATACAGTACCCGTAAAATGGGGGCGGTTAATGGAGTGCGTTCTGTTTGGTATGGTTGGATTAGAGTATACTATGCAGCACAAAAACACAATTACAAGTAAGACGCTAGAAAGGCATTCAGGAACGCCAGACTTAGAGCAAAAAGGCGTTAAGGTTGGTGAAATTAAATGTTACTACCCTAAAAAGTTTGCTGAATTGTCTATTTGTTTAGGTAAGAAAAACATTGAACTATTAAAAAGTTCTTTTCCTTCTGAATATTGGCAATGTGTTTCTAATGCTATTTTAACGGGAGTTGATAAAGCCGAATTACTTTGCTTTATGCCTACAAAAGACAAATTAATAGAAGTTATTGAGGATATAAACAATGGGGACTTATTAGAGCGTAACGGTTTAAACCCTTCGGACTATTATTTTATGTCAACAGAAGGAAAGTTTTTAGAAGAAATAATAGAATCTTTACCTTATTTACCGGAAGAAGCTAAACTAGATAGCGTCAACACTTTTGAGTTTGAAGTACCACAAGAGGATAAAGACTTTTTAATTCAGCGAGTAGAACTAGCAGAAGCAGAACTAAGAAAGTTATTGAAATAAAACCATTTTACCCACTTAGGGAAATTGGTTAAGACCTTTTTGTTGACGTTAACAAAATGGTATAATTTAGAAAAATGAAAGGATGGAGGAAATGTAAGTGCTGCGGTGTGTCGTTTGAAAAAAAGCGACCACTTCAAGCGGCTTGTTCAATTCAATGTTCTTGGGAATGGGCTAAAAAGTTGAAGGATAAAAAAGAAGCTAGGGAGTGGAGAAGCAGAAAGAAAGAATTGATCGAAAAAACCAAAACTTTAACCGACTATAAAAAAGACCTTCAAACGGTTTTCAATAAATTCATTCGATTAAGAGATAAAGATCAACCTTGTATAAGTTGCCAAAATCCAGAGCCAAAGAAAAAGAACGCTGGACATTATAAAAGCGTTGGTTCACACCCTGAATTAAGGTTTGAAGAACTCAATTGCCATTTACAATGTGAATACTGTAACACTTATTTACACTCGAATACTATTGAATATCGTAAAAACTTAATCCTAAAAATAGGAATTAAGAAAGTAGAATGGCTGGAATCGGAACACGCCCCGAAAAAGTACACCGTTCAAGAACTTCAAGACCTAACCAAACACTACAAAACCGAGATTAAAAAGCTCGAGCAAAAAAAATAATTAACTTTTTTTATTGTTAACTGTTATTTTTGTTTACATTTGACTTATCAAAACAAACAGAGATATGGAAAACAAGACAAAATTTAAAGTAGGACAAGTTTACAGAGGAACAAGCGGAGTAGGTCACATTGATTTAACCGTAGTAAAAAGAACAGCAAAATCAATAGTAGTAAAATCTTGCTTAGGTGAAAACAGAGTAATGGTAAAAAATTTCAGCAACGTTGAAGAAACCGGAACGTTTAGAAGCTGGTTTTTTGGTGCGAATGATATTTATTCTACCGAGCAAATGAAAAAGGACGCATATGATGCAGCCTATCATTCATAAAATTAAAGCCCCTTCAATATCGGGGGGCTACTAAACCCATAGAAAATGAAACTAAAAACATTTAAAGACCTAGAGTTTAAGCCTCACCCAATCGGAAGGGGAGAACAAGCAAAAACAAATTTAAACGGTTGCTTAATTTGCGTAAATAAAGGCGAAGATTTTGAATGCAGCTTTGATACGTTTGAACTTTATTCGGATCGGTTAAAACCGTTTAGCAAGGTCAAGGGATATGCCACAGTAACGCAAATAACTACTCACATGGTTTATGTACAAAAACACCCAAAGAAATGAACAAAAAACGTTATAACATATTCAACAAGCACAGCAACAACGAAGGAACTTTTAACTCCTTGAAAGAAGCGTGTGAATGGGGCGGCCTTAATTATAATTCAGTCAGAGCCTCAATGAGTAGGAATAAGAAAACAGTTTATCAAAATCAAGTTTACATATTAAGCCCAGAGAAATGAACGAGAAAGAAATACAAAAGTATATTAAAGAATTATTAGCTTATCAATTAGCAGGCGTAGCACCTGACGGAAGCAAGTTAAACGAATTTGAAAACAAACGAATTTCAGAGGAAGTTATAAAAATGCAAGATTGTATTCGAATGATCCAATCAACACGAGTAAAAAGGAAAGGAAGTACTGAATGTAAAATGCCTTTTAGAAAAACACCTTCAAAGGCTTGGTTTACTGGAAAGCTACCGAGAACAACAACAGATATTAACGAAGAACTAGTTTAACTATGAAATTCGACGTCAAAACAATAAACAGAAGGTATCAAACCCGAAAGCGATTAGAAGCCTTTAAAACGATTTTAAGCAAGGAAAAAAGAAACGCTGAGAAGCTGGAAGTATTAACAATTCAAAAACAGAGATAATGTACTACAACACAACAAAAGAAAAAGGAGAACAATTAACAATATTCAAAAAACGAGCTAAGAAGCAAGACGATAAAATTCTGGAGTTCTTCCAAGATAATCCAATGGTTGAGTTTGGAGCGAGTCAAGTTTGGAACGCTTTGTTCTACAATTCAGTACCGATTACAAGCGTTCGGAGATCAGTTACTAACTTGGTCCAGGATAATAAACTTGAATACACCGGAAGGAAACGAAAGGGAGTATTTGGAAGGAATGAATCTTTAATACGTTTGAAATGAGAAACTCAGATAGCGCACCAGACGCAGAAATCCTGGAGAAAGTAGAATTAATATTTAACAAGACACTAGCAGTAATTGTAGCCACAACCTTTCTTAGTGTTATTTTATGGGTGGCATTTAATTAATTTGTTTACATTTGAATTATGATTAGTTGCAGTAATCTTACGAATTTATTTATTTACCTCTATCTAGTGGACACGCTGCAACCGTTGAAGCTAGTTAGGGGTTTTTTTATACACTAAATTATGAATGAATACCAGAGATTTTTGGAGGCAAAAAAACATTCAATAGGTAATTCGGGTTTTGATCCTACTTACTTTCCTGAAATAGCTTTTGACTTTCAGAAATACATTATTGAGAAAGCAGTACAAAAGGGTCGAATGGCTGTATTTGCTGATACTGGATTAGGCAAAACTTTAATCCAATTGTCAATAGCTAAAAACATTGTTGAGCATACCAATAAAAAGGTTTTAATACTTACACCTTTGGCAGTTGCTTTTCAGTTTATTAAAGAAGCTGAAAAACTAGGGATTGAAGGCGTTGAATATTCAAAAGACGGTTCACACTCAAAAAAGATTATCATTTGCAATTATGAGCGGTTACATTATTTCGATTCAAAAGATTTTGAAGGGGTAATACTTGACGAAAGTTCGATACTAAAGAACTTTGACGGGAAAATAAAAGGACAAGTAACAGCGTTCGTTAAAAAGATCTCTTACAGGTTTTTGAGTACTGCAACACCTTCGCCGAATGACTTTATAGAATTGGGTACAAGTTCAGAGGCTTTGGGTTATATGGGTTATATGGATATGCTAGGAAAGTTTTTTAAGAATAACCAAAATTCGGTAGATTCAACTAATAGAAATATTGGCGAGAAATTCTATTTAAAACCACACGCTGAAAAAGACTTTTTTGCTTGGGTTAATCAATGGTCGATAATGGTTAAAATGCCTTCTGATATTGGTTTTTCAAATGAAAGATATAACCTACCTGAATTGGTTGTAAATAGACATATTGTTGAGAATCAATCATTGATTGACGTTAATGGTCAGGTTCAAATGTTTACCCCAATAGCCAAGTCAATGACAGAGGTAAGGCACGAACAAAAGCAAACGGAATTACAACGGTGCGAAAAGGCTATCGAGTTAGCTAAAGGTAAAACGTCGGTGTATTGGTGCAATACTAATAATGAAAGTAAGATTTTAAAAGAATCTGATTCAGAAGCGGTTGAAATTATTGGAAGTCAATCTATCGAAAGGAAAGAAGAAATACTTTTAGCGTTTGCTAACTCGGAAATTAAAAGACTAATTACTAAGGCTAAAATGACTTCAATGGGTCTAAATTGGCAACATTGTAATCATTCTGTATTTTTTCCTACTTGGTCATATGAGCAATACTACCAAGCAATAAGAAGGTTTTGGAGGTTCGGACAAACTAAAGACGTAACTATTGATATGGTTATTTCAGACGGTCAAACACGAGTATTAGAAGCGTTACAACAGAAAACAAAGAAAGCTATTGAACTACACGAAAACCTCACTAAAAACGTAAACAGTAGCTTTGAAAACAAAGTCAGAGAATTTAACAAAGAAATTATTAAACCTAAATTTTTATAAAAATGGAAAATAGAGTAAAACAACAAGTACACGAGGAAAATTACAGCCTTTATAATTCAGACTGTATGCTAGTAACACCAGAGCTAAAAGACGAAAGTATAGACCTTTCAGTTTATTCTCCGCCTTTCGCTGGGTTATACAATTATTCAAGTAGTGAAAACGACTTTAGTAACTGTGAAAACAAAGAACAGTTTTTAGAACAATACGAGTTTTTGATTAAGGAAATATCAAGGATAACAAAGCCTGGTCGAATTACAGCGGTACATTGTACAGACGTATTCGATAATACTTGCCGACTTTGGGACTTTCCAAACGAGATAATTAGACTTCATACAAAATATGGGTTTGAATATCGAAACAGAATTACAATATGGAAAGAACCTTTGAAGGTTAGAATGAGAACAATGGTCCAGTCTTTAATGCACAAATTCATAGTTGAAGATTCGACAAAGTGTTTTACTGCAATGCCTGATTATGTACTTGTATTCACCAAGAAAGGAGAAAACGAAGTACCAGTAACTCACGAGTTCGGAATGAATCATTATGCAGGGGAAATACCAATTTTACCAAACATTGTAAGGGCTTGGAATAATGCTAATAATTCAAGTCTAAACGAGGTTGAACTTTGGGAACATTTGAACAACATAAACGAGGACGACAAAATTACAAAGTTGAATCATTACATTTGGCAACGTTACGCCTCAAGCGTTTGGGACGACATTAGAATTGATAATGTTTTACCTTTCAAAGATTCAAGAGAGGACGACGACGAAAAGCACGTTCACCCATTACAGTTAGACGTAATTGATCGAATAGTAGAATTATATTCTAATCCGGGCGAGGTCGTATTTACTCCATTTATGGGAGTTGGCTCAGAAGTATTCAGCCCCGTTTCAATGGGTCGTAAAGCTATCGGAATCGAACTTAAAGACAGTTATTTTAAACAAGCTGTTTTGAATTGTAAAGAAGCTGAAAAACGATTTAGAGAAACAGTAAAGCAAAAGGAATTGTTTTAATTTGTATATTTGAATCTTATAACGGGGGTATACGTTATTAAAGAAGTTTATTTAAAGCCTTGTTCGTTAGTAGGAATACCCTCCGAAAGCGACACAAGGCTTTTTTAATTTAATAGTTTATCGGTAGCTTAAAACCGTTATAATTATGGCAAATATAGAATTGAAGTTTATTTGTAATTCTGACCCAACTTGTAACATTCAATGTTTTGAGGATGACGGGGTAATTTCAATAATTTTAGAAGACACTGGAATTAAAAACGTTATTCATTTAGATATTCCAACAGCGATAAAGTTCGCTAAGACAGTAAGAACCGAAATCAACAAGGCTAAGAAAGAATTGGAGGATCAAAATGGCTAAGGATAAACTAACGGGCTATGAATTAAGCCGCCAATGGTTTGACTTTGCTTTTAGTAATCCAGAGTTAATAAGCCCAAGCCACGCAGCAGTTTACTTTTGTGCAGCTGAACACCAAAATAGGCTAGGAGGTAAGTATAAATTTGGCTTTCCTACCACTATGGTAATGGAGGCAATAGGTATAAAATCATACAATACTTACATTAAAGTTTTCAATGATTTGGTTAAATGGGGGTTCTTTGAGTTGATCGAAAAAAGTAGAAATCAATACTCAGCAAATATAATTGCCCTATCAAAAAATGACAAAGCACTTAACAAAGCACTAGACAAAGCATTTATAAAGCACGCATCAAAGCAAAGTGAAAGCACCTACCAAAGCAATGATAGTATAACTAAACAAGTAAACAAAGAACAACTAACCATAGAACAAAGAGAGGCGAATTTTAAAAAAATTCTTTTATCAATAGAAAAATATTCAATCGGATTAAGAGAATCATTTTTTTTGTATTGGACCGAGAAAAACCCTAACGGAAAAAAAATGAAGTTTGAAATGCAAAAGACGTTTGATATTCAAAGGCGGTTATTGACTTGGTCGAAAAACGAAAAAAACTTTAACGGCAATAGCAACGGAAAAATGACCCTAGAAAGAAAGCAAGAACTAAACAGAAATATTTTAAGTGAATTAATGGAGGGCAAAAAATGAGCAATTTATCAATCATAGAACGTTACGATTTTAAAAACCTTTCTCCGGACCTTACAAAAAGTCAATTAGAAATTATTAATGCTAGGAGGTCTGAAACGGTTAAAAGTTTGATCATAGAAAATAGTGCTTTGTTTTACGCTGAAATTTTAAAAGCGTTTGATTTGGCTTTAATGCTTGCTGGCCATAAGAAAGAAGAAAGTGACTATTTTAATCAAGTAAAGGCGTGTTCAAAGGCGTTAGAAAGTAATTTTAACATTGGAAAGTATGGAAGTATAACAGTCAATGAACTAAATATAGCGGTTGAAAGGGGTTGTTCTGGTCAATATGGTGAGTTTATGGGTATCAATTACGTTACTTTGAATAAATTTATTTTAGGCTATGTCCAGGAAATGAACGAGGCAATTACAAAGCAAAGAATCTACGAAGCAGATTTAAAATACAAACGGGACCAGAAAGAAAAAGCCGAACAAGCACGAAAGGAATACGAAGAAAGTTTTGAGGGATTAATTGAAGCCGATATTCAGCAAAAGAAACTAAACCCAATGGTCCTGGTTGAAGATTATGGAAACGTCAAGTTTGCGAAGCTAAAAAATGAAGGCCGGATAGTAATTACAGAAGATCAAAAAGAACGGTTAAAACGCGAAACCTTGACAATGTATGCAGACCAAGTAGGAGAAGAAAGGAAAACCCACAACGGAAAACAAGCGGCTTTAAGTTCTAATCAAATAAAAGTAGTTTACACTCCACCAAGCAAAGAGGATAGTAAGGTTGCAAAAAACAGAATTTACAAGCTATTAGCTTACAATGAATGGTTGAAGGAACAAAAAGAACTAAAAGAAAACAATTAAAAATTAATAACTAAATTTGAACTATCATTGTAGAAAATGAAGAGATAGAAGGAAAAAGAGAAATAGGTAAAAAGTGTGAACGAATAGAATAAGCTATGCCAACAGAAAAGAACATAAAGACACCAGAAGAGTTGTACATTTATTTTGAAGCGTATAAAACAGAAGCGAAAAACAATCCATATCTAAAGCACGTTTTTGTAGGAAAAGACGGGGACAGTAAATACCAAGAACTAGAAAAGCCTTTAACTTGGAATGGCTTCGAAATATGGCTAAGAAAGAACGAAATAATATCAAGACTAGAACACTACAAGGCTAATCTTGACGGTAGATACTCAGAATATATGGATATCATACGCGCAATAGACCGAGAAATTTATAACGATAAGTATTCGGGGGCGGCTGTTGGAGTGTACCATAACAACATAATAGCACGCGATTTAGGACTATCTGAAAAGGTAGATAACAAACATGACTTTAGCGGTGGAAACGTAACCTTTAAAGTAGAAGGTGAAGAGCCAGAAGAACAATAATCAACCTTTTAGGGTAAGTAGTCTTTTTCAAAAAAACTATGAGATCCCAGAGGGGAAAGACCTAACCATTAATAGGGGCGGTACTTCAAGCGGAAAAACCTATTCTTTAATGCAAGGCTTTGCAGTAAGGTGTAGACAAGAACCAGGAATCATAATAACCGTAGTAGGTCAAGACATACCTAACCTAAAAAAAGGCGCAATTCGTGACCTTAAAACAATCCTTAATAGTTCTGAATGGCTACAAAAAGCAGTAGATTACTATAACAAAACCGATAGAATACTTTACTTCAAAAATGGTTCAATCATTGAATTTAATTCTTACGACGACGAACAAGACGCAAAGAACGGAAAGCGCGACTATTCCTTCTTCAATGAGGTAAACGGTATATCTTACGAAATATTCGAGGCTATTTATGTACGGACCAAGAAACATACTTGGGTAGATTTTAACCCTTCTGGGGAGTTCTGGTTGAAGGATAAAGGATTTGAGCAAAGGGATAACGTTAGGACTTTTAAAAGTACCTACAAGCATAACCCTTTTTTAGACCCTAAAACAATTCAAAAGATTGAGGACTACGAACCAACAAAAGAAAACATAGCCAAAGGAACAGCCGACGAATACCGCTGGAAAGTGTACGGGAAAGGGGAGTATGCACCACTAGAGGGGGCTATCCTTAAACGCTGGAAGAAAGGAAAATTTAACGACGAACTGGCCTATACTTTTGGGCTTGACTGGGGTTGGACCGACCCATTTACATTGACTAAAGTAGCAGTAGATAAGAAAAAGAAGATTATTTACGTCAAGCAAATAGCCTATTCCAGCGGCCTATCAATGACTAATATAAAAACCATTATTGAAAACAATTGCACAAGACAAGACTTAATAATTTGCGATAGTTCAGAACCGTTAAACATAGCTGAGTTAAGAATGTACAACGGAGGCTATAATACAATCAGAGCATTTAAACGTCCGGGAATAGTTCAAGAACGTTTGCGTTGGATGCAAGACTATTTGATAATAGTAGACGACAGCCCAGATATTGAGAACGAACTAAATAACTATATCTGGAATGATAAACGGGCTGAAATACCTATTGATAAATTTAATCATTCAATTGACGGGTTTGGTTATGCGTTCACTTATTGGCATTTGAAGAATCGTTAAACAAACACAACTAAAAAAATTGTAATTTTGCCAAAAGTGTTAATATGGCATATCGGGACTCAGGCAAACTATCTAGCAGAGAATTATTCAGAGCAGATCAGTTTGTTAAAATTGGTGAAGGGTTTAATGGTTCTACAATTTCAGACGAAAACGCAATCAAAAAAGGCTACTTAGGTAGTTCCGTTGTTTACTCAATAGTCACACGAATAGCCAGAGGAGTTTCAAGCCTACCGATTTATATTTACGACAAGACCAATGGTAAAGAAATTAAAAGCGGAGAAGTTTACGACTTTGTTTTTAAGCCTAACGACAACCAAAGTTTTAACGAGTTCTGGGAACAGTTAGTTACTTTCTACACTTTAACCGGAGAATGTTACAACTACCTTGACGCTGAATCAATAGGGTTTTACAAAGGTCAACAGTTAGTTCTACCGCCTCAAGCTGTAACCATAGAAACAGAAACAAATAGCATATTTTCAAAAGTCAAAAGCTATAAGTTTAACGACGGAGAAAATATAAGCCCGTTAGATATTGACTACGTTATGCACGTTGCCATGAATAACCCTTCAATGCAAGGACTGAAAACAAAGAACGGTTTAAGCCCATTACAATCAGCACAAAACATTCTAAACGCTTCCAATAATGTAGAGATAGCACTAAGTGAATACTTTGAGAATAGGGGCGTTTCTGCATTAATAACACCTTCAAACGAGGATCCGTCAATGCCAATGAATGACGAAGACGAAAAAAGCATTTGGTCCGCATTGAAAAGAAAAATAGGTGGGGCTAAGTCTATGAACGCAATGAGGTTTTCTCGTAGGGCTTTAAAAGTCCAGCAACTTAACGCAAGTTCAACCGATATGCAAACCATAGAGAACAAGAACCAATTAACGAAAGACCTTTGTAATGTTTTCGGGTTTCCAGCAATGCTTTTAACAGGAGAAAAAGCTACTTACAACAACGTAAAAGAAGCAGAAGCTGCAGCGTATAATAACAACTACATACCAACCTTTGAAAAGATAGCGGCTGGATATGAGCGAAAGTTTTTATCTAAGTTCGGAAACTACTCTTTAGGTATTCATAAGGAAAAAATAGAAGCATTGAATCCTTCACCAACTGAACGAGCAAACCAAGCAATTAAATTGGTTGACGCTGGATTGATAACACCAAACGAGGCAAGAGAATCAATAGGCAAAGAAGTTTTAAGTGACAAAGAAATGGACAGCGTAAAGCCTAAAGGTTCAAATGTTACAATTTCAAATGTTTAGTTATGGAGAAGAAGAAACTTACTAAAGAGCAATTGAAGAAGTTGAAAGCTGAAAAGCTAAAGAAAGTTATCGATAATAAAATCATAAGGAAATGAGCAAAGCCGATATTAAAAAAATGATTGCTAACAAAAAGCAGTTAATCAAGTTAAAGAAAGCCACTTTAAAAAAGTGTGACGTTATAGAATTAAGTTCTGCTGCTGAAATTACCAGCAAAGGAATGACTGACAAAAACGATAACGAAAATGAAATTTACAGAACAATCGTTGGCAATACCTACGGCTTCATGGATAGCCACCAGGACGTACATATCAAAGGAATTTTCACCAAGTCAATACAAGAAAACAAAGAAAATATCCTACACCTACACGACCACGTTCACCAATTAAGCGCGAAAGTTGGAACGCCTTTAGATACTTATGAGAGAGAGGTTAGCTGGTCCGACGTTGGTTTAAACAAGTCTGGTACAACTACTGCCCTGTTAATGGATAGTAAGATTGAAAGGTCGAGAAACAAAAACATTTTCCTTGATTATAAAAATGGTGCAATCAAACAACATTCAGTTGGTATGCAGTACGTCAAAATTGAACTTGCTGTAAACGATCCAGAAGAAAAAGAAGAGTTTGCTACTTGGGAAAAGTACAAAAACGAGGTTATAAACCTGGACTTAGCAGAAGAAACGGGCTATTTTTGGGCGGTAACAGAAGCAAAGTTGATTGAAATTAGTTGCGTTATACGAGGTTCAAACGAATTGACACCAACTTTAGACGCTTCAAAAGGCTTAGAAGAACTAACAGAACTAAACGAAAAAGTCTTAGACAACCCAACTAAAGAAAATTTATTGCATTTTTGTAATCAATTCAAAGCACTTCAAGAAGGTGAAGCCGTTAATAAAACACTTCCAAAGGTCGAGAAGCCGCAAAAGAAAAGTAATCCATTATTTAATCATTTAACACAATTAAAATGAAAGATTTTAATACATGGTTGACGGCTGAGAAAAATTTAGACGAAGCTGCAATCAAAGAATTAAGCACAGAAGCACAAGCAGGGCATATCGCTGAGTATATGAGCAGCGTAGCAATGAAAGTAGACGAGGCTGTAAAGTCTGGTGTATCAAAAGAAGAATTAGCTGAATTAGGCAAAGAGCAATCAAAGGCTTTAGCAGAATTAGGCGCAAAGCATGAGGCTATTCTATTAAGTCAAGGTGCTGCTATTAAGTCAGCGGTTGAAAAGTTGACTAAAACAGAAAGTTCTCAAAGTAAGTCTATCCTCGAGCAATTAAAGGAAAAGA